GAAGGCGAAGACGAACCCGCCGACCTCGAAGAGCCTAAAGAACTCGACGAACCCAATTCCTAAGACCATGCGTTTCCTCACCAACGGACTGTCGGGCCGCGAGCCCCTCCTCATCGACCCGGCCAAGGCCAAGGACCACGCCGTCCTCGCCGAGAAGTTCGGCTTCACGGAGATGCTCTCGCAGCTCTTCGGCGTCGCCCCTAAGCCCTACGTGGTCGACGGCATCGGCATCATCCCGGTCGTCGGCGTCATCGGCAAAGGCCTTTCTCCGCTCGAGAAGATGATGGGCGCCGCGGACGTGAACGAAGTCTCCGAAGCCCTCGATGCGTTCGCCGCGAACCCCGAGGTCGAGAAGGTCGCCCTGCAAATCTCCTCCCCTGGCGGTACCGTCACGGGCGTCGAAGAACTTGCCAACAAGGTGCGTAACTACGGCAAGCCTACGCTGGCCTACACCGACTCCGAGATGGCCTCCGCCGCCTATTGGATCGGTTCGGCTGCGGACCGCGTCGTCGCCAGCCCGTCCTCCACGGTCGGAAGCATCGGCGTCTACATGGCCATCCCTGACTACTCCAAGGCCGCCGAGATGGCTGGCATCAAGATGGTCGTCATCAAGTCCGGCAAGTTTAAGGGCGCCGGCATCGAAGGCACGAGCCTCGATGAGAACCAACTGAGCAACCTTCAGGAAGGCGTCGACACGATCCACGCCGAGTTCAAGGAAGCCGTGAACATGAAGCGCAAGATGGTGAAGTCCGAAGCCATGGAAGGTCAGGTTTTCTCCGGCAAGCAGGCCGCCGCCCAGGGCTTGGTCACCGGCTTGGCCTACTCCCTCAACGACGCCCTGCGTTCGTTTTAATTCCATTCCTAGCAAACATAAGATGACCATCGAAGAACAGCTGCTCGCCGCCAACGCCGCTCTCTCGGGCCTCACCGCCGAGCGCGACGACCTCCGCACCACTGTCGAGAAGATGACCGTCGGCGCCGCCGCCGAACTGGAATCCCTCAAGGTCGAAGCCGCCGCCAAGGACGCGAAGCTCGCCGAACTGACCGCCGCTCTCGAAGCCGCCGTCAAGGACTCCGAGTCCCTCAAGGCTCTGGTCGCCGAGCACGAAGCCAGCAAGGTCAGCGCCTCCAAGGAAGCCGCCAAGATCGTGGCCTCCGTCGGCGTCGCCCCTGTCGAAATCAGCCCTGCGGACGCCAAGCCGACCGTCGAGGCCGTCGACCATCTCGCGACCTTCCTGTCCCTCCCGGTCGGTTCCAAGGAGCGCAACGAATACTTCGCCGCTCACAAGCACGCCATCATCAAGGCTGCTCTCTAATTTCCCTCAACCCATCATAACCCCCTAATACACTACTACCGTGGCCAACAGTATCGCAAACGCCCCGGCCATCCTGGCCGAGTCCGTCATCGCTTCCCTGAAGGGCAAGCTCCCCGCCCTCCGTGCCTTCTCCAGCGTCTTCACCGCCGCTGAGTCCGGCGCCGGCAAGACCGTCCAGGTCCCCCTCATCGGCACCTCCACTGCCACTGAGTTCGGTTCCGGCGGATATCTAACCCAGGACGACGCGACAATCACGGCGGCCAACGTCACCTTGAAACATTTCAAAGTGTCGTCTCGCTTCTCGCCCCTCGACGTCAAGATGTACGGCGCTCAGTTCCTCTCGAACGCCTTCGTCCCGACCGCCTCGAACGCCCTCGCCGAAGCCTGCCTCGCCGAAATCGGCGCCCTCATCACCTCGAGCAACTACTCCTCGGGCACGAACACCGGCGCTGCCCTCAGCTACGCCGAAGTCGTCGCCTCCAAGGGCGTGCTCGACGCCGCCAAGGCCGCTGAGCCCCGCGCGTTCATCCTCAACCCGACCTACGCGAACGGCCTCCTCTCGGACGCCACCATCATCGGCAACTCCGTCCTCGGTGCCGGCATCCTGACCTCCGGCCAGATCGGTACCCTCGCCGGTGCCGCTGTCTACCAGTGGAACAGCCTCCCGACCAACTCGCAGTCCCTCGCTGGCTTCGGTTGCGGCGCTGACGCTATCGCCGTCGCCTCGGCCCTCCCGATGTCCGAAATCCCGGGCTTCGAAGTCGCCAACGCTGTCGACGCCGACACCGGCCTCGGCGTGCAGGTGCTCATGGGCCAAGAGCAGTCCGGCTACTACAACGTCACCGCGACGATCCTGTTCGGTGCCGCTGTCGGTCGCGCCTCCTCGCTCAACCGCCTCACCACGGCCTAATCAGCCCGACAGGCTTAAACGAGACCCCCAGCGATGGGGGTCTTTTTTTGTCCCCCTACCAAAGCGGGCAAGTATAGGATGAGCCTCTACTCTGAGTTTCTGGCGGACGCGAAGGAGATGATCGCGGATTTCGGCGTGGCCGGGTCGGCCAACTCTGGGGCCATCACCTTCTCCTGCCTCATCTCCGACCCCGCCGTCTCCACCGTGCTCGAAGCAGGGGGGTATTGTGAACGGACCCAGTATACGGTCAGGCTCCCCGCTGTAACGGCCTCCTGGAGCCAGCCAGACGGGTCTATTGGGGCATCGGCGGCCACCCTCTCCTCGGGTGCCCCCATCGCCTCCCTCGCCCAGGGCAAGAAAATCGTGGCTGGCGGGAAGACCGTCCGCATCACGACCCAGACCTACAAGCCCGGGTCGGCATGGATCACCCTCGTCGTCATCGACGACAACCAGTAAGCCTGTGGTCAAGGTCTCCATCGAGCCGAAGTCCTACGCGGATTTCATGGCGGCCATCCAGAAGTACGCAGCCAAGTCCAAGCAGACCCTGAAGGACGCGGCGCTGGAACAAGCCGCCTTGGCTTGCAGTGACGCAGCCACCTTCACGCCTCCCCTGGCTAAAGGCGGGGGCGACGGCCTTTCCACAGCTGCGAAGAAGGCAGGTGAGCAGGCCATCGACCGAGACGTGGGCAAGGTGGTCGTCCCGATGACAGGGGGCACCAAGGACACCCAGCGAGCCCGGGTGGTCAAGCGCCTAGGCTCCCTCGCCCTGAGCGACAACTCCTCGCTCTTCTGGAAGGTGGCCGCGAAGAACTCGCCCATCCTGAACGGCAACGGCTTCCTAGCCCGTATGCTGTCCGACCGATACAATGGCTTCGGCACGCCCTGGGGCTTCAAGAAGCTCCGCAACTACTTCAACAAGATTGGTAACAAGGTAGCCAACGAGTCCCTCAATCAGGCGAGCCTTCAGTCCATCTCCGAAATCCATGGGGTGTATAAGCCCATCTATCAGCGCGAGGGTGGCCGACTCTGGAAGTCAGGACGCAACGTCAGCGGTGTTCCCAAGATGAGCCGCTTCGTCGCCGAAGAGAAAGACCAGCTGAACCGCTACGTCATGCAGAGGCAGAAGACGGTCGGTGCCATCAAGTCCGGCTGGGCCATGTGCCTACGCACCCTGCCCAAGCCCGTCATAAACGGCGTCCCGAAGGACTTCGGCGTCAAGCTGCTCAAGGCCACATGGATCACCCGACACAAGACCGTGCAGGGCAAGAATACCATCTCGTCTTCTGACAAGGACGTGGACATCATCATCTTCAACGCCGACGGAAACATCAACGGCATCGCCGACCAGGCTAACGTCCTCGGCCTAGTCTACGGCAACCGCGTCAAGCAGATGCCCAAGCGCATTCGCAAACTGCTCCAGCAGGACATCGACAACTTTAACAAACAATAACCATGGGCACCAAGAGCATCCGCCACATCGTGGAAGAAACCCTTTCCACCTACCTCTCCACCCAGACCGGGCTTACCTCCGTCCAGTTCCTCACGGGCGACAGCGCCGTGACCCAGACCCTGCCCAAGGCGGTCGTGCTCTGCGACGCGGCCCGGGCTCCTGGCGACCTCCCCGAAGGGCTGGGCAACTACAACTGCTCCGTCCGTATCACCCTTTTCTCCAACGCGGACGACACGACCCTTGCCGATCACCGCGCCCGATGCGCCGCCCTGTCCGGCAACATGCGTGACCTGACCAGCATCAAGGCCGCGTTCACAACGGGCGGGGACGCGTCCTGCTATGACGTCTCCATCATGTCCGAGGACGAGGGCATCGACGAGCGCTCCTGGGCTACCTCCTTCGGCTACGAGGTGCTAGTCGTCCTGCCGGCCTGAACGCTTCCAATCGAGGCATATACAAATGGCCGCCATCTCTAACGGAACCACCTGCCTCTACGGAGTGGCGGGTACTGTCACCAACCTGTTCGTGCAGTCCTACAGCCTGTCGTCCTCGTTCAATTCGGACGCCATGGTTGTCGATGAGACGGGCGTGACCAAGACCCACCGCCTGGACGACCGCAAGTCCGAAATCACCATCGAAGGCATCGCCAAGACGACCTCGATGCCCGTCCTTGGCGCCGACCTTACCTTCACGGTCAACACCGCTTCCGCTTATCCGGGCGGCTCGGCTTCCGCGTCCTTCGTTGGTGTCATCACCAAGGTCGACGACAAGGGTACCAACAAAGGCTTCACTTCCGTTACCGTCACGGCTGTTTCCTTCGAAGGCATCTCCTACGCGTAATTGACACCCCCGCAAAGGGGGTAGCATCAGAGGAGTGGACCGCCGCTTCTTAAGTGCCTATGTCGACCCAGCGCCTTTCAGGTTTCTGGGTCGAACTCTTTACCCATGGTGCCTCAAATACCGGGTGCGTCTGGAAGCCTTCTCGTCCCCGCTTATCGACGGGCATCGCGACATCACGCCAGCCGACCTCATCCTCGCCGTCAAGCTGTGCGCCGAGGAACCAATCGGGAAGTTCGGAATCGCGGACACTTGGAGGGTCATCAGGCTCGAGCGTGACCCCAAGGAGTTCCAGCGGCTTCTGACCCTTTTCTCGTCCTACATTTTGGTCAAGCATTGGCCTAAGTTCTGGGAGCAGACGAAGACCAAGGGCGGGGTGGGCAAGGGCATCCCGTGGCCTCTTGCAATTGTCGCCAATCTGGTCGCCAACGGCATCCCTGAGCAGCGCGCGTGGGAGATGCCGGAGTGTCAGGCCATCTGGCTGAACACTGCCTTCGGGGTTCGCAACGGCGCCGACGTGTCAGTCTTGTCCCCGGAGGAGGAAGCCTTCATGTCCTCCGAGGAAGCCAAGGAAGCCTACGAGGCCGCTTCCAATCTAGCAAAGGAAAGCCCCCCTACCACCGATGGCCCAATCTCTTGAAGTTCAGATCAAGGCTACGTCCGAAGTCCCGCAGGCGGTCGACCGCGCGAAGGAAGCCATCACCAGTCTAGAGAAGCGTGCGGCCACTGTTAAGCCTGGCAAGACGGACAATGCCGTAGATCAGGTAACAGCCAAGACAGGCGCGAAGGTAGAGTCGCAGTTCGACAAGATTGGTAAGGCGTTTTCCAACACAGTATCTGCCGCTTTCCTTTCCTTCCTTGGTCCGCTTGCTGTCATCCAAGGCATCATTTCAATCGTTAGTGATTATATCGCTGACGCAAAACAACTTGCTGACGATGGAATCAACAGGATTGCCGAAGGTCGAACCAAACTGGCGACAGATGAAGAAAGCAAGATGGCGGCTTTCTTCAAGGCCAAGGATGCGCGCGAAAAGGAAGAGAAAGAGGTTGAGGCTGGCAAGCGAGCTATGACTCTTAGGTTCCTCACTGAAACACGTGAGGGACATGAGTATCTGCGTAAGGCCGGAGCTGAAGGATATAGTGGAGTTTCAGCTGCTGATCCTAAAACCCAAAAGGCTGCACTCGAGGCTTTCCTGGCCAGCGAAGAAGGAAAGAAGTATTCAAAGATTTTCGAAGACGAGAAAGCCACGAAGGAAAACTCCTTCCGCGCACCCGAAGGCTTCTCCAACGTCGTCGGCGTCGGCGCCAATCCTGTCCTTCAGGCTCTCGACGATACTCTGACCGAAGCCAAGAAGCAGACAGAGCTCCTCGACAAGATCGCGAACCAAGGCCAGCAGGGAGCCCAGGACGACTTCACAAAGACCGAAGTCAAATCGCAGCGCAGCGCCTCCATGATGTCCACCCTCTAATCTACGAACATGGCACGCATCTCCAACGGAAACACCCTCGAAAACGCCATCCTCCAGCCCGGCTGGAAGGTGCAAGGCGACGGCTTCGGCCTGATGACCGGCACCTGCGTCTTCAAGTCGGACAAGGACGGCAACTTCAACGTGGCCGTCATCGGCTCAGACCACCCAGACGCGTCCTACTCCTACATGAAGGCGCACAAGGTCGGCGTGACCTATGACGCGCTGAACATCGCCACCATCAGCGTGGACTACGTGGGCATCGACACGTCCTACACGGGAAGCAACTACACCTTCCCGCAGATGATCGCGAGCAACTCGCTAGGCTCCGAGAACATCACGACCCACATCAACTTCCTCGACCAAGCCGCCGGCTGGGAAGGCCCCATTGCTGGACGCGGAACGGCTGCTCCTGGTGCGACCCCGAACTACCCTGAGAGCGACCTAGGCCCCACGGTCAAGGGACCGACAGGCAACCCGGTCAAGTCCCGCATCGGCGACAACGGCGCCTGCTTCGAGAAAGCCAGCGGTGGCCGCTTCATCGGCTTCGTCGACCCGACCGTACGCGAACTCTACGGCAAGACGAACTACCTCACGCCGACCACAAGCTTCTCTGGTTTCTTCTACACGACCGACACGACCGCCCCTGCCAAGTTCGTCGACCTGCTTGGAGCCTCATCCAACGAGGGAACATGGGGTGGCGAGTTCTCCATTTCCATCATCCCGTCTTATGTGGGCGCCGCTGGCGACGGCGAGTTCGGTCCGAAGCTTCTCCTGTCCAACGCCAACATCGAGCGCTATGCCGGGTCGGTGCTGAAGATCTCCTACGAGGTCCGCTACACCAACGAAGGATGGAGCCGTAAGGTCTACTTCGCGACCACCGTCTGACGCCATGGCTATCCGTAACGGCACGGGCTACGTCTTCTCGACGACCAACAATCAGTCGACCATCGGCATCGAGAAGGAGTTCTTCGATATGTATGACGGGTCGTCCGGATATGACCAGCAGTTCCAATGTTACGTCTTCAAGGAAACGGTCGAAGGCGTGGACAAGTTCTACCTGAAGACGCGCAAGGGCGTCTGCAACTATACCTGGAGTTCCTTCCCCTTCTTCCCTGAAGACACGGGTGCAGGCTCAGGAACGGCTTTCTATACCTTCGAGAAGCAGGCTCTTATCACCGATTGGGCGGTCTACGCAAACAGCACGCGCACGGCTGGCTCGGCAACGTCAGGCCCTGAGTTCGACTGGATGGCTGCTGACGGTAAGCTGGAACTTCCGGCAGGCGCCGCTGGCAAGTCGGTCGTCGTGACCATCAGCAAGATTGACTGGTATGACAAGGACGGCTGGCTGTCCACATACCGTACCATCGACGCCGAGAAGCCGTTCATCGCGGTCTTCGATGCGGCGGATACGAACATCAACGGCATTCTCAGCCAGCAAGGCGGGACGCGCTGGACGCCGAACACGATCTGGTGGGACGGAACGGACGTTGGCTTCTCCGGGCCTGTCCCTCTGACCATCGGCTACACCTACAAGAAGATCGCGCAGCTCGATTGGAACGACACGACCAACTCCTGGGACTTGACCCAGTATCTCGTCGGCCCAATCGACCTGCCCATCAGCCACATCATCCAGACCGTGGCGGCTTCGGGAACGCAGCCTAGCCCGACCCTTTACGAGGATGCCCTCGCGGCGGAGTTCGACTCCTGCGCCAACTACGCGTGGTTCGAGGGGATGTGGGCCTACCCCGGTTACACGATGAACTCGTCTAATTGGTGGTATGACATCGTGAACTGACCCCCCCTTCCAATCGGGGCATAGTCAGACCCGATGAGCTGCTCTAACACCGTAACCGTCTCGAAGGGCAACACCTTCGCCTGCACGTTCACCTGGACGCCCGGGACGAGCGGACCTGCCGACCTGCTCACGACGACCATCACATCGTCCTTTGAAGACCGACAGATGAACGTCTACAACCTGTCGATTACCAAGGCGCTGGACGGCCTGTCCTTCACCTGCACCTACCCGGGCGACACCGCCAACTGGTCCATCGGCCTCGGCAAGTGGGACATCAAGTTCGTCTTCCCCGGCTCGCCAGGCCCCGTCTCCCGCACCGAAATCTTCCGCGTCAACGTCATCGAAAGCGTCACCGCCTAAGCGACCGCCATGCCTGACGCGACGATCACTTCGACGGCTTCGACCTTCGGGACTATCTCGGGCACGTTCGCCTCTGACCAGTCCACCATCACGGGAACCATCACGGGCATCGTCTCTGGCACGCTGACGGGCTCCGTAGGAGTCCCTGGCCCCCAAGGCCCAGCCGGCCCGGGCTCGACCTGGGGCGGCATCGCTGGTACGCTCTCGGCGCAGACTGATCTCTGGACCGAACTGGGAACGAAGTATCCCGCGAGCAACCCTTCAGGCTTCATCACGGCTTCGGCCCTATCGCCGTACCTACTCAGCGCTACGGCCGCGTCGACGTACTACCCGCTGACCAACCCCTCGGGCTTCATCACATCCTCGGCCCTGACGCCCTACCTCCTCAGCTCGACGGCCTCTAGCACCTACCAGACCCTCGCGGGGATGTCGTCCTACCTGACGACCTCGGCTGCGGCCTCGACGTACTACCCGCTGTCGGGTAACCCCTCGGGCTTCCTGACCTCCTCCGCGCTGACTGGCTACGCGACGGAATCCTGGGTGACCGCTGGCTTCGCTCCTCTCGCTCGCGGCCTTCCCGCCTCGGGCACTGTCGGACAGGTGCTCACCAAGCAAAGCGGAACCGACTACGACGCATCCTGGGCGACCTTCATCCCGGGCGACCGTTACCTGACGACCTCGACGACGAGCCTGACCATCAACAACGCCAACAAGACCCTGACGATCGGCACGGGTCTGTCTTACACCTCGCAGCAGGATGTGGTCATCGCCCATGATGCGGACAACCATATG